AACTACACACAAGAATTAGATGAGCCAATGGACTCTAATGAGCGTGGAGATAAGCTGCACGACGAAGACGCTCACGATATGGTATCTAAGATCAGGTCACAAATGAACGTACGTCGACAATTTAAAGGTAAATAATGACTATTATAGACATTAAGCAACTAGAGCTAATCATCAAGTTATGTCGTAAGACAGGTGTCGAATCAATTAAAATAGACAATGTAGAGCTACATTTAGGTGCAGAACCTCGTAAAGAGATTAAAGCACCTAAGGCTAACAAAAAGGTTATGTACGCACCAGGCGGCATAACAGAAGAAACACAAATAGAAACAGATTCCCTTACAGAAGACGAACTACTATTCTATTCTGCCTCTAATCAAGAACAACAATAAGGTATATAAATGAAAGTCACAGCATCACAAGGACCTAAGTCTAAAATCACAATGAAGACTAAAGCTGTTAATGAGTCTATGACTCTGCAGCAGTGGTGGCCTGAGAAGGACGACGATAAAGCTGCAATGCAGATGTTATCAACTGCTGCCTACCTTAAAGAGTCTCAATCCTACAGATACAGACAAACAACAATCTACGCTAAACTATACGGCAATCAGAGTCTATACTCGTTTGCTGGTAGTAATATGTCAAAGATTGATCAAACTTCAGGTCTACCTCAAGACCGTCCTACATTCAACCTAGTGCAATCTGCTACAGATACACTAGTGTCAAGAATATCTCAGTCAAGACCTCAACCAGTGTTCTTAACGGAGATCGGTAACTATAAAGAACGTAACCTAGCTAAGAAGCTTAATAACTTCGTACAAGGTGAGTTCTATGCTACCAAAACCTATGATCTTGCTCAAACTTGCCTAAGAGATTCTTTAGTAACAGGGACAGGAGTGTTACATACCTACGAGACCCCTGATAACAGAGTCGGCTTAGAGCGAGTGCTTTTAACAGAGCTATTAGTAGATCCAAATGAAGCTATGTACGGAGAGCCTAGACAGATATACCGTATGAAGCTTGTAGATAGAGATGTATTAATAGCTAGTTTTCCTAAGCTTAGACAAAAGCTAGAAGCTGCAGCTAAAGCATACCCAGACAACTCAGCAGATGCATCTAAGACCGTATCTGACTTAGTAATGGTAGTAGAAGGCTGGCACTTAAGATCAGGTAAGAACGCTAAAGACGGTCGTCACATGATTGTTTGCTCTGCTGGATCATTATTAGACGAAGATTACACTAAGGACCGATTCCCATTTACATTTCTACATTACTCACCACGTCTATTAGGTTTCTGGTCACAAGGACTAGCTGAACAACTAATGGGCACCCAGATAGAACTAAACAGCATACTATTTACTATTTCTAAAGCTATTAAACTAATTGGAGTACCTAGAGTATTTCAAGAAGAAGGATCTAAAGTTACTTCAGCTCATCATAACAATGACATTGGAGTTATTGTTAAATACAGAGGTATAAAGCCAATCTATGAAGTCGCACCATGTAACGCACCTGAATTGTATGCAGAACGAGATAAACTTATCCAATACGGATATCAACAATGCGGTGTGTCTGCACTGCAAGCGTCTAGTCAGAAGCCACAAGGTTTGGATTCAGGCGAGGCGATTAGGACGTATGACGACATCAGTACGGACCGCTTTGCTAGTCTTAGCCGTCGTTATGATAATATGTTTGTGGACATTACATACCAAATTGTTGGTCTTGCCAAAGACATCGTCGATCGGGATGGTAAATACTCAACCGTATTTCCTAACAAAAATGGTACTAAAGAAATAGATCTATCTAAAGCAGACCTAGTTAACGATGCATTTGTTATCCAATGTTTTACTCAATCATCACTACCTAAAGATCCAGCAGGACGCCTATCTAAGATTACAGAGATGGTGCAGTCAGGGATGATTACACTACAAGAAGGCCGTAGACTATTAGATTACCCTGACTTAGATCAAGTTGAAAAGCTAGCTAATGCAGGTGAAGAGCGCATATTCCAGCTATTAGACGATATCATCGACGATGGTAAATATACACCTCCCGATCCATTCATGGATCTAGACTTAGCTACTAAGCTTACAGTGCAGTATATTAACCTATACTCTCAAGCTAAACTAGAAGAAGAAAAAGCTTCCCAACTAAGAGATTTCTTTAATCAAATTCAAACCTTAAAACAAGCAGCTATGGCACCACAGCCAGGCATGACCCCACCACAAGGCGGTCCTTCTCCAACACCACAAGCTGCACCACAACCACAACAACAATCACCTTTAATTCCAAACGGTAACCCACAACAATAACAACAAAGGACAGACAACATGAATATCAAGCCAATGGGAGCGCCAACAGCTCCAGCAACACCAGTAGCACCTCAAGTAGACGCCAAAGCTCGAGCAGTACAAGCGTTTATGGGTGGCCAACAAACCCCTGAGCAATCACCAGTACAAAACCAGAACCAGGTACAGCCAGAAGAAATGGGTGCGATTAGAGCTAGAAATGAACAGATAGCCTCTAATGACGAGCAAGATCAGGTAGATACACAAGAAGCTCCACCTGAAAAAGCTGAAGACCCAGCGTTAAGCCGTCAATTTGCTCAGTTAGCCAGACAAGAAAAGGCTTTAAGAGCACGAGCACAGCAGCAAGAACAGCAATTTAAGACTCGTGAAGAGGCTTTTAAAGCTAAAGAGGCTAGTTTACAGACACCTCAAACAGATATGTCTAAGTATATTTCTAGAGATATGCTGAAACAAGACGCTTTAACAGCCCTTGCAGAAGCAGGTGTTAGTTATGAAGAGCTTACTCAGCAAATCATTAATCAACAACCTACAGACCCTCGAGTACAATCTACCATTCAAAAGCTGGAAGCTAAGATTGCAGCATTAGAAGAATCTAATAAGACAACGCAAAAAAGCTATGAAGAGCAGCAAACCGCTCAGTATCAAGCAGCAGTTAAACAGATTGAACTAGATGTAAAAGCCCTAGTAAAGAATGACCCTAATTTTGAAACTATTAAAGCTACTCGAGCTACTAGAGATGTAGTTGAGCTAATCACTCAAACATACGAAAAAGACGGATATCTATTAACAGTTGAAGAAGCAGCGCAACAAGTAGAAGACTACCTAGCAGATGAGTATACCAAGGTAGCTAACATCAATAAGATTAAGAACCGGATACAGCAAGCGAGTGCAACGCGACCTGCAACCAACTCCCAGAAGACACCAGGAGCTACTCAAACACAGCAGCCACAACAAACAATGAAGACTTTAACGAATGCAGCATCTTCCAATAGACAGTTATCAGCTAAGGAAAGAGCTATATTAGCGTTTAAAGGTGAGAAGTACTAATAACATCTAACACCTCGGTGAGTCGTGTAAAAGCGCAGTAAGCAGGTCACTTAGATATACATAAAAAGATAGATATTACATTGGGTAACATTTAGCTAAGTATGTAAAATAACATAGGAATATAACATGGCAGCACAATTTGCTAACAGTTCGAACCAGATAGCTTCATTAAAAGAGCTATACAAAGATGATAAAGAGTACATGAAGGATCTAGTTTACAAGGAAAATCCATTCTTGGCATTAGTACCTAAAGACGAGAGTCCAGATGGTTTCGCAGGAAAATACATTCCAGTACCATTAGAATATGGAGCACCACAAGGTCGTTCACATACATTCCAAAATGCGCAACAACAACAAACAGCAGTAGCTTTAGTTAGTTACTTTGTCTATGTAATCCAAGATTACCAATTAGTAACTATTACTAATTTGTTAATGGAACAAACTAAGACTTCAGCTGGTGCGTTCGTAGACGCAGCTAAATTACAAATGGATGGTGGTTTCCGTAACTTAACAAACAATATCGCATTTGAATTGTTTGGATCAGGTACAGCTACTCGTGCTATTGGATCAGCAGTATCTTCTCAATCAGGTACCGCTCCAGGTGGAGTATCAATCACTATTACAAATTCACAACAAATCGTATCAATCGAAGTTGGACAACTGTTAGTAGCTTCTGCTACAGACGGTGGAGCACCTTCTTCAGATTCAATTATCGTTACAGGTGTTGACCGCGCAAACGGTATCATCACTGGTACAGCTTCAGCAGGTCCATTATCTGCTAACTGGGCTATCGGTACAGGTTTGTCATACTTATCAGTATCAGGTGATATCCCTTTAACAGGAGCTACTAACACAGGATCTTTTTTGGCATTATCAGGCTTAGCTGCTTGGTTACCAGTAACTACACCTGCTGCTAATGATAACTTCTGGGGAGTTAACCGCTCTGCTGACCCTACACGTCTTGCTGGACTACGATACAACGCTCAAGCGTTCACTATCGAAGAAGGTATTACGAATGCATTAGCATTCTTAAATCGTGAAGGTGGAAAACCAGATCTTTGCGTTATGGACTTCGCATCGTATGCTGCTTTAGTAAATGCTTTAGGCGCTAAAGTACAATATGTACAAGTTAACCATGATGAAGTTGAAGTATCTTTTGAAGGTATTACATTTCAATCTGCTTATGGACGTGTAACTGTCTTAGCTGACCGTTCATGTCCTCCACAAACAGCTTACTTACTTACTATGAGCACGTTTAAACTACGCTCTTTAGGTAAAGTACCTCATATCCTTACATACGGTATGGAAGGTTTAGAAGGACTTCGCGTCGGTAATGCGGATGCTTTAGAGATTCGTATCGGTTACTATGGTAACTTGATTTGTAGTGCACCAGGTTGGAATTGCGTGGTTCAGTTATCCGCGTAATCGTGTAGTATAACTAACTATTATAAAAATCGTAAGATTTTAACCCTCCTTAAAAAAGAGGGTTTTTTATTATTTATTGCCTATTCTATAAAAGTATTGTATACTTATACAAAAAGAAAGGTTGTTTTATGTCTATAATAGAAAAATGTTCAGAGATATTTAGAGGTATTGAGGATTTACCTGTAAAGCAAAAAGTGGATACAATTAATAAAATTCGCCTAGAATTAGCCAAGTATTCGCCTTTCAATACTGAGCCAGTAGACTGCGTTCAATGGGTACTAAATACAGAGGTGTTGGCTAACGATTACAATCCAAATACGGTAGCTCCTCCAGAAATGAAACTTCTTGAACTTTCTATTCAGTCAGATGGGTATACACAGCCTATCGTATCTTGGGAACGAGAAGGTAAGTATGAAGTTATTGATGGTTTTCATAGGCATCGAGTAGGTAAGGAATCAAAAGAGATACAAAAAAGAATTAAAGGGTATTTACCTTTGGTTGTTATTAACGGAGATAGATCAGATTTATCAGATCGCATGGCATCGACTATTAGACATAATCGAGCAAGAGGTAAGCATGGAGTAGACTCAATGTCTGATATAGTAGTAGACCTTAAGAAAAGAAATAGAAGTGAAGAATGGATTGCTAAACATCTAGGAATGGATTCAGATGAGGTCCTACGACTGTGTCAAGTTAGTGGGTTAGTAGAAATGTTCAGTACGACGGATTTTAGTAAAGCTTGGGATATTGAAAATAATGATAATGATTCTACCACGGTAGAATTAGATGAGGATTCTATATGATTAATAGAGTATTCCATTCTTTTGATAAGTGGGAAGATTATAGACATAACTTTTATGGAGGGGTGTCAAGTTACCCAACTCAAAATACAGTTCAACTATGTGCAGATTTACTTAAGGATAGTAATAAGTTTGAGGCAGCTTTATATAACATAATAACTAAATGGCCTAATTCCTGTGAACATAATTTGACTAACGTGGGTATGAATAGAATTGCATATCTAGGTCAAGCAGCTTGTGCTTTAGTTTTAGGGGTACCTGCTTCAGTAAGTATGGGTGCTTACAACACTTTGACACAAGAAGAACAACTTATAGCAAATAAGTTGGCTCAAACTTATTTAGACTTATGGTTAGGAACAAGGAGTAATAATGTCAATACTTAAAAAATATCAAGAGATAAATGTAATGCAGGCTAGTCAACAACGAATAGAGTTTATATTCGATAATTTTGAAAAGATATACCTAAGCTTTAGCGCAGGTAAAGACAGCACTTTGATGTTGCATTTAGTTATGAAAGAAGCAATAAAAAGAAATAGGAAGATAGGGATTTTATTGGTTGATTTAGAAGCTCAGTATAAACTCACTATTGATCATGCAGAAAAATGCGTTGAGTTATATAAAGATAACATTGATTTATTCTGGGTATCATTACCGCTAGCATTAAGGAACGCAGTATCTAATTATCAACCCAAATGGTTAGCCTGGGACCCTGATGCCAAACACTCTTGGGTTAGACAGCCCCCTGCGTATGCAATTACAGATGAGAAGTATTTTAACTTTTTCCAAAGAGGATTTGAATTTGAAGAATTTGTACCTGAGTTTGGAGAATGGTATGCAGAAGGAAAAACTTGCGCTTGTTTCGTAGGTATAAGAACCGATGAAAGTTTGAATCGTTTTAGAACTATAGCTTTAAAATCAAAAATTAAGTTTAAAGATAGAAATTACACTACTAAAGTTACTGAAAATGTTTATAATATCTATCCAATTTACGATTGGTCTGTAGCTGATTTGTGGCACTATCACTATCTTAATCCTACACTGCCTTACAATATTATATATGAGCAGATGCACAAAGCAGGACTTTCTCCAGCCCAGATGAGGATATGTCAACCCTATGGAGACGATCAACGTAGAGGACTATGGTTATATCATATTTTAGAGCCAGCAACGTGGTATAAGGTAGTAAATAGAGTGAATGGAGTAAATTCAGGAGCTTTATATATACAAGAGTCTGGTAATATGACTGGTTACTCTAAGATATCTAAACCCCCTAACCATACATGGAAGTCCTTTTGTAACTTACTACTCAGTTCTTTACCTAAATCAACCCAAGAGCATTATATAAAGAAATTTAAAGTTTTTATTAAATGGTGGAAATGTAGAGGATACGCGGATGGGATTCCAGACGAGGTTCCTTCTGTTTTAGAGGCCAAAAGAATAGCTCCTTCTTGGAGACGATTGTGCAAAGTATTACTACGTAATGATTATTGGTGTAAAGGGTTAGCGTTTACACAGCCTAAATCCGAGGCTTATGGGCGATACATTCAAATGAGAGATAATAAAACTCTGTTAAAAAGACCTAGATTTGAAACTGAAGAGGATTTAGATGGATAGCAATAAATATTTAGCCTGGGCAATGACAAAGGATCGTACAGATCAAGGATATTTAGAGCATGGGAATAAAAACTTTACGGGTAACAGTTACAGAATGATAAATGCGGCGCTAGGCATCAGCGGAGAGGCCGGAGAAGTTGTAGATATAATCAAAAAGCACACTCAGTTTAATAAAGAATTAGATAAGGCGCATCTTAAAGAAGAGCTGGGGGACTTACTCTGGTATGTAGCTTTAATGCTAAAAACTATAGATAGCGATTTTGAAGAAATTATGCTGTTAAATATAGATAAGCTAAACATAAGATTCCCATCCGCGTTTAGTGAAGAGAAAGCCTTGAAAAGAGAAGATGAAGGAGCTTAACAAGCTCCTTTTTCATTTTTACACCCTCAATTACAATATTTGCTCCATGAATAGTATCTAGACGCACCATACCTTATATATTAGCTTTAGACATGGCATATTAGTTGAAATACTAATTATCAACAAGCCAATTAAGGCAAATAACAAAGGAAGATACCATGCAATTAGAAAACAAGTTTAGCTTAGCAGAAACAATCAAAGAACACGCTCAAAAGTCTAAAGCCTTTAGCGATATGTGCTACGTCTTTGCAATGAGAGCGCGTACTCGTAGGCAAGTAACTTACTAGGAGACCAATTTATCCGAGATAATCAACTGATCCAGACTAGCTACTTTGAAGTCGTAGCAGTAGCAGAAAAACTTAATCTTTGATAAATTCTTCCCAGGCTCTCTTAGACTCGACGGCTTCGTAGTGAGTGTTAAAACCTAAACTTTGATACCACCACAAGCCGTCGTCCATTATGCAAAGCCTAAACTTACCGCTGAAACAAACTACTATAAACATCATTTTAAATCCTGTCCGCAATATTCAACAAATTCAGTAGCTTTAAATCTAACAATGTAAGTAAGCTGCGGATAACACTCGTTTTTTACGTCTAAAACATCCACCACAATGCCTTCGACAGGTGCTTTGACTTTATCACCTAGCTTAAAGTAGTTGATAACTGTAGGTTGATGGCAACATCCAGCTAATAACAATAATAAGATTAATCGTTTCATTACCAACTCCTCGATAGTGGCAATAAACCACTGTTTTTTTGATACATATCATTTAATTTATCATACTTATCTTTAATGATTTTTAATTCATATTCTAATGCTACTTGTTTTAATCGTAACTCTTTGGCTTCAGACTCAGCTATTAAATACCTTTGCACCCGGTAACCAGGAGGCTTCTCAATACTAATAGTGCCATGTATTTTATACTCGTTAAAAATGTTAATTGCTTGAATAATAGTTTTAACCTTTAAAGTTTTAAAGATACGAGTTTTATGGTACTTGACTGTCTTATAAGATAGGTTTAATTTCTCTGCTGTTTCTTTTTCTGTCAGACCTTCTGATGCGTATTCTAATACTTGAGTTTGCTGTTTAGTTAGTAATTTACCATTCATTTAATCCCCTTTGTTTTGTATAAGTCTACAACAATAAGCACTAATATATCAACTGTTATTATTAATACAGGAGGGTGTATTACTTTAATACACTATTAAAATATAATTAGTAATTGAATAAAAACCTTGATATATTAGTATTCAACAAGGATGGTAAAAATGAACAAGACAAACATTGAATTAGAATTACAAGCAGTAAAAGCACTAAGTTTAGAGTTAAAGCAAGCAGTAGCTAGAGACGCTGGGGTATGTGAGTTGTTAGATATCCAAATGCGTTTGGTTAACGTAGCAGTAATGTTCTCAACCGATGTAGAGTCAGAAAAGGCAGCTTAATATGACATTAAAATATGAAGTTACGCTAACAAACTACAAAACACACGAAGATTCCGGTCAGTGGAGAAGTTACGACTTAGTAGCTGAAGGTGACACCTTAGAAGAGCTATTAGATAGCTGTACTGTATTCGAGATGGATCAAGACGGCGGTGACATTACTAGTTACACACACTGCGATACTCCAGAATATAACGCCATTCTTAACTGGTTTAACAAGGAGACTAAAAATGTACTCTAAATTCTTATTAAATACACAAAAAGAGATTATGAGTGCTAGAAAATCAAGACCTATGGTTATTAAGAAATCTAACCTAGGGCCTACACCAACAAATGTCATTTATGTAGACTTTAAGTCTAAGAAACGAGTTTAAAGTGAGCAATAGTAAAATAGAAACTATTAAGGCTATATATACTAAACGGTTTGAAATCTCATTATTACAAGGACCTAGTGGTTTATATTACATTAAGCAGGTAAGAGATAAGAAAGAGTACGTTAGTGACTCGATACGCGATTTAAAGATTGCTTTATATGTATTTGATGCTAAAGTCGAAGAATTAGAGGGACAATAATATGAGACCATTTACACTAATACTATTTATACTATTAATTATGATGATATTTCTTAATAGTTGTGGATCTTTGTGTGATGATAAGTGCATAGCTGAAAGATATAAGTTTGACCGAGAACATAACATGGTGAGGTATTGATATGAAATTATTAGTAGCAGCTATACTACAAATATGTATGTCAGATCCTAAGATTAAGACAGAAGACCAGAAACTAACGTGTTTTGACAAATATGTTAATTGCGCGCTACCAATGGACGTGATAACATCTGACAGACCTGAAATTGGAGCTATTAAACGATTAAACTACTGCCAATATGGGACAGTCAAATAGGAGATAATATGGGTAAACACGGTACACAAATGGCAGCAAAAGATGCTTTGACCAAGAATAATAAAACTTTATCTAATAAAGATTTGTATTATTATTCAAATATTACTACAGCGGGACCCTTAGTGTCTCAAAGCCTTAATAATAGAGCAGGACGACGTTTTTTAAAAAAAACTAAACAAGGAGTAAAAAATGTCTAAGAAACAAGCAGCAGTACGATTACCTAAAGGCGTTACACCTGAGTTTGTAGATAGTATTGCAAGTCTTAAGATAGATGAGCTAAAGGCCGTCATCGTAAGGCTACAGGTACAAAACCAGGAGAATGAGGCGTTTAAGGAGTCTGAAGGGTATTTAAAAGCCCAAGCAGAGTATGATTATGCTAAAGAGAAGTATAATGAAGCTGTAGCTCCTGTTAAAGAAGTCACCGTATCAATTAAGAACCGCACTAAGTTAGTTATTGAGCGTTTAAAGGAAAAAGGAGGAGCTTAGGCTCCTTTTGATACAGGTTTAAAATATAAGTAGTAATTAATAATTACCCTTGATATATTAGTATTCAACAAGGAGATACAAAATGTTTAAACATACTTTTGAAGAAACAGATAAAGACGGGGTTACATTACTACAAGCTAACTACAATAGTTCTGGGTTAATTGGACAAATCTTTGTTTATAGTGACTTTTTTAGCGATATAGTTCCTGTGGACCTTGAGGTATTTTACAATATGTATCCGACTAAATATGCTAGATTACAAGCTCGTATATTTGACGCTATCGGAAGTGGAGATTTGTATGAGCCACTTTAAAACCCAACAAGAAATATGGAAGTATTTAGTCGAAGGGATGTTTTAAATGAGAACTTTAAGCGAATTAATTGAAATTGTAGCCATCCTAACCGGACTTGCATTTGCCGTATCAATTTTTATTAGCTTTTTTATGTTAATATCTACAACAAATCAGTGTGAGAAAAAAGTCTACTACTTACCAGCAACCTTTCTAGTTTGCAATTTATTGGAGCCTAAATGAATAACGATTTAAAAATAAGATTAGAGCAACATGCAATGTGGCTGTTTAATAATGAAAAGGGCAAAAGGTTTGAGATAAGTTATGGAGAAAACCTTAGCAATGCCAACCTTCGCTATGCCAACCTTAGCTATGCCAACCTTCGCAATGCCGACCTTAGCAATACCAACCTTAGCTATGCCATAGGTTTTAAATTCAACCCACTACAAATTGTTAACACTAAATTTTTTGTGACTGTATTTGATGACCATGTGATTTGGGGATGTAAAAAAATGACTTTTGATGAGCTACGCAGTTTTGAATTGAAAGACTGCACGTCAGAATGGGAACCAAACGAGTTTAAGCTAAATAAAAAAATAATTACAGAAATGATTAGATATTATCGTAAGGAGTCGAAATGAGTAACGATGCAGACCAGAAACCAATGTGGCGCGAGTTTTGGCTAAAGAATGTCAGAGGCGAAGCATTTGTTTTTGAGTTTTATCAAGACAACTGCATCCACGTAATCGAAGCCGAACCAGCACTTGCCGAGATTGAAAAATGGAAAAGAGAATATGAAAATCTTTTTAATCGCAAGTTTGAAGGTCCCTTCGATGAAATTGAAAAGCTTCGTGCAGAGTTAGAACGAGAAAGAATGCGACTTGCTGCTTGCGGTGTTGCTGCAATGTCTAACACTATTGCAACCGCAGCAAAAATTGACGAGTGTCACGATGATTACAATAGTCGCAAGACTAAGAATATCGCTGAGCAATTGATTGAGGTTTTGGACAATCTTGACGTGCCCTCATTTGTAGAAGGTGCTCGATGGCAGCATTCACAAAACCGCGCAGCTCTATCGGCTATGAAGGGTAAGTCAGGCAACGATTGGAAACAAATGGACGAAGCAAAGGATGCGTTTGCCCGCACTGTTGATCAGTTAAACGCCGCCGTGGGCCAGCAAGATATTGAAATTGATAAACTACGCGCTGAAAACGCCATACTCCGCGAAGGGTTGGCAGTTATTAAAATAATGACTAGTCCAATAGGTTTTGCGGGTTGTCCTAGCGTTGCTAACGAAGCACTAACCGCAGCAGATAAAGTTCGGGGTGAAGGATGAGGGTAACATTAGTGTATGAGTTGCCATACGAGCTAGAAGCCTATAAACAAGCGTTAATGATTAAAAACAGCTTAAGTAATTCAGATGCACCATTAGAAGAGTTTAAAGGCATTAAAGAGCTACACACGGCTATTATGAAGTATATGTTACAGTCCAGCCACGAGAATCTAATGCATTTAAACAAAATTATTGATAAATACGGTTAAAATGAACGAATAGCCTTCTATAGGACCTTGAGATATCCTCAAACCTTCCCATGAAGCCGTATCCGCGCTAAAATGGTGAGACCGCGCAAAACAATGTTCTACGGTCATAAGCGGATATAAAAGAGGATATTCAATGGCAAATCGTAATTGGTCTAATGGCGGTAAAATCTACAGTATGCATACAATGCCAGTCTTATTAGACTGTAATTTTGTAGTAGCACCAGCAAGTGCAGCAGGCATCACTAGTCTAAAAGGACCTGCAATTTCAAACGTATTTATGCACACTTCAGCTACTCCAGCTCCAGGTAACCCAAATCCAGCTATCGGAACGATTGTAGTGCAGTTGGCAGACAATTATAGTCAATATTTAACAGGTTTTAACATAGTTAGCCCAGCGTTAAGTGGTACTCCTATTCTAGTAATAGCTTCAGGATCAGCTTTAACAGTAGGGGCAGCTTATGTAATTACCTTTCTAGGATCTACAACTATAGCTAGTTGGCAGAAATTAGGGGTACCAGCGGGTGTTACTCCAGCTATCGGAGTATCTTTCGTAGCAGCTCTAACAGGAGTAGGTTCGGGTTCAGGGGCAGTTCAAGTAGCAGCTTCTACAGGATCATCTATTGCTACTATTGAAATTCTAGGTGACCCTAGCTTATCAATAGCTCCAAACCCAGGAGCTAGCCAAGGATTCGGCTCTCAATTCATTCTTCAATGTCGTGATTTTACTGGAGCTTTAGTAGCTCCTACACCAGGTAGTCGTATTAGCTTATCTTTCTTGTTATCAAATTCTTCAATTAAAGTACAGGGAGAATAAGACCATGGCTAATAGAAATTTTTCAAGCGGGGGTAAAATCTATGCAATGCATACGAGCCCCGTACTATTAGATTGTAATTTTATCGTAGATTCAACTCAAGCATCGGGTATTAGAGCTTTAAAAGGCCCTACTATTAAGAGCGTTACTATGCGAGGACCTGGAGTAGTTTTATCTAACCCTCCTGCAGGTTCTCCAGTATTAGGTACATCTAAGAACTTTGCAATATTAGCAGCTTCTACTATAACTAATACAGGATCTTCAGTAATTACAGGAGACTTAGGTCTATATGCTGGTACATCTGTCACAGGATTCCCACCAGGTACAGTAATAGGTGTACAACATATTACAGACTCAGTAGCTAATCAAGGTCAAATTGACGCCACTGCAGCTTATACTGCATTACAGGCATTAGCTTCAACTGTAATACCTTCTGCTTTAGATGCTCAAGTGCTTACAGCAGGTGTATATAGTTTTGCTTCAGGAGCTGCTACATTAGCTACTTCAGCGCCAGGGGTATTAACATTTAGCGGATCAGCTACAGATATTTTTATCATAAAAACTGCATCTACGTTAACCACAGGAGCAGGCGGAGCCGCTACCATGGTATTTACAGGTGGGGCACTAGCTTCAAACGTATACTGGGCAATCGGTTCATCAGCTACTATTAACGTAACTGGAGCTTCAGCGTTTAAAGGACATTTAATTGCTCAAGTAAGCGTCACTATCGGTGGCGGTACTGTAGATGGCAATCTAGTAGCTTTAACAGGAGCTATCACTATCAGTGCTGCTTCAATCATTACTAATGTTTCATCGTCATCGTCAACTACTACAGGACCTTTGGCAGGTACTATTGTAGTTAAATTAGTAGATGGATACAATAGATCATTAAGCGGATTCTCTAATGTTATCACAGGATTAGCACCTACTAATACTAGCATTGATAATTCAGTATTAGTTATTGGTACAGCGTATGTAATTTCTGTGTTAGGTAATGCACCTGCTTCTAAATGGTATGCTATCGGTGTACCTATTGGAGTAAAACCAGCAGTTGGCGTTAGCTTTATCGCATCGTCTACGGGTGGAGCTGGTAACATCTTAATATCTAAAGTTGTAACTGCTCAAGCTACCGGATCAGGTATAGTTACTATAGAAGTATTAGGTGACCCTACTTTATCTAGCAATCCATTAGCTTCAGCTAATCAAGGCTTTGGCGCTCAATTCATCCTACAATGTCGCGGTTACTCAGGGGCTTTAGCAGCACCAGTAGACGGCACTGTAATTAGCTTAGCCTTCTTATTAAGTAATTCAAGTATCATAGTACAGGGAGAATAAAATCGTGTCTGGAATACCTGGGACACCTCAACAATTTAATGTTCAGACTGCTAACCAACAAAACTTGGTTAGTTGGTCTTTATCTACAGGTTCGACTAGCTACATTGTTAGTCGTTCTTTAGATGATATTACCTATACAATCGTAGCTACATTAACTGGTACACCATTAGCGACTAGTTTTTTAGATACAGCGGTTGTGTTAGGTACAACTTATTATTATATGGTAGCAGCGTCTAATATCTCAGGTACTAGCTCTAATACCATATCGCAATCAGTGACACCAACGCCTACAGGTGAGATGACGCTGTCTCAAATACGTTTAAGAGCACAGCAACGTGCAGATAGGGTTAACTCTAACTTTGTAACCTTACCTGAATGGAATAGTTACATAAACCAAGCTATGTTTGAATTGTATGATTTATTAGTTACAGTATACGAAGATTACTTTATAGCTACTCCAGTATCATTTAGAGCTAATGGGTCTACTATTCTATACCCACTACCAGACGGTTCTATAACTTTTAACAATGCTATAACAAATCAACCAGTAGTAGCTAGACCATTCTATAAGCTATTAGGTGTAGATTTGGCTATTAATTCATCTCCAAATGCTTATTATACGTTAAGAAAGTTTAACTTCGCTGAACGTAACAAGCGTAACCCATATAACACCTTACCTACAGCATACGGTGCAGTTAACACAGAATATCGTTTACTAGGTAAGAATATTGAGTTTATACCTTTACCAGCATCAGGACAAGTGTACCGCTTATGGTACATTCCTAGACTTATAGAGTTATTACAAGAAACAGACACTACAGACATAGGTATATCAGGCTGGATCGAATATGTTATCGTTAGAGCAGCTAAGTTTGCTTTAGATAAAGAAGAATCAGACACTAATAACCTTAAAGAAGAGATATTATTCCTTAAACAACGTATTGAAGAATCAGCAGCTAATCGTGACGCTGGAATGCCAGATACTATTAGTGACGTTCGTAACTCAGGCGGTAATGGCTTTGGGTTTGGTACTAACGGATCAATGGGAGGCTTTTAATGAGTCTACCTAAGCAATTAACATGGGATATGGCTCAAACTGTTTGGGCTACATCTTTAGATCCATTGATTAAGAATGTATTAACCCAAGGTAAGCTAATATCTAATATAACATTAATTAATGGAGTGAATAACATAAATCATTTATTAAGTAAGAAACAAACAGGATTTTTCATTACTGATATCAATGCGGCGGCAGTTATCTATAGATCACAGCCGTTTAATGATAAGATTTTAACTTTAACTTCTAATGCTCCTTGTGTCATTAGTGTTTGGATGTTCTAAATGGCAATACTATTATCACCTAATATGAGTCTTCAAATACCCGGAGTTGGTACTGAAGCCGGACCTGCGTACGCTTTAGACATTAACGCTTCGTTAACACTAATAGATGCGCATGATCATACACCTGGTAAAGGTGCTCCGATTACAGCTGCTAGTATTAATATTAATACAGACTTAAGTTTTAATAATAACAATGCTCTAAGCTTAAAAGGTTTACAGTTTACAGCTCAAACTATAGTACCTCCCGTAAATACTTTATATCAATCAGGCAGTGATTTATATTTTGTAGACGGCATTGGTAACAACATTAGATTAACTACTTTTGGTTCAGTAGCAGGTACTCCAGGATCTATAGCTAACTTAGTAGCACCAGCTTCAGCGTCTTACGTTGCTGGATCTAGTGTGTTTGTGTGGCAGTCTAACATTAATCGGGCTGCTAATATGGACTTTGGTAGTGCTATACTTAGAAACTTACTACCTAATAGCACATTTAGTTTAACTTTACAACCACCTCCAGGAATGTCTTCTAATACGGCTATTACTTTACCTGTAGTACCAGCAGTACCTAGCTTCTTACAAATAGACAATGCAGGTATTATTACTAATACAATCCCTATTCAAGCTGGTATCAATACAGTTAATATAGCCCCAAATGCTATTATAACGTCTAAGATAACAGATTTAAACGTAACCACAGCTAAATTGGCTGACCAAAGTGTTACCACAGCTAAGATAGCCGATGGCTCCGTAACAGCAGCTAAGCTAGCGAGCGGTATTAATAAATCTTTACAATCTCAAACCTTTACCTTTACTAGTACTTTTACAGTTCCAGCAGGAGTAACCCTTCTAACAGTTAATGGCTGTGGTGGAGGGCATGGAGGAGCTTCAAGCTCTAGTGATGGCCTAACACCCGGGCTGGGTGGAGCTAATGCAATGCCTGGGTACTACTCTTTAGCAGTAACTCCTGGTCAAGTCATAACGGCTACCATAGGTGGTGGTGGCGCGGGCGGATCTGGCAGCGGCGGAGGCAATACTGGAGGGACTACTCAGTTTAGTTCTTGTACTTTCTTTGGTAGTAATGTTTTTAGTACTTCAAATGATGGTACTAGCTCTGCGTATAGCATTGGTGGAGCATATACAGGATCTGCAGGGGGTAACGGCGGATCTGGCAGCGGCGGAGGCGGCGGAGGTATTGGCGGGGCCTTTGTCGGCGGAGCTGGTGGATCAGGTATACTTACTATCACCTGGATAGCTTAATGCCATTAACTAAACAACCTATTAACATTAACTTTGCTCAAGGTTTAGATACTAAATCAGACTCTAAACAAGTCCAGGTAGGTAAATTCTTAGAACTACAAAACTCTGTCTTTGATAAACAAGGGGCATTAACTAAGCGTAATGGCTTTCCTATCATTACAAAGCTACCAAACACTCAACAAACAAACTTAACAACTTTAAACAATAACTTAATAGCTACAGGATCAAACCTTTATGCGTTTAGTGCGGATACAAATCAATGGTTAAACCAGGGGCTTGTACAACCTGTTAAGATATCTACACAAGCTTTAGTTAGAAATAGTACTAGTCAATCAGCTCCAGATATGCAGGTAGCTTTCAATGGACTAGCTTGCACTGTTTATCTAGATAATGGATTTGTTTACTACCAGATATCAGATAGTGCTACAGGGCAAACAGTTGTTGGTAGGGCATTAGCATCTACTTTTCCAGCAGCGTCGGCTAAAGTATTTATACTAGGTAACTATTTTATGGTTACATTTATATCAAATATAGGTGGAGTATTGCATCTTCAATACATTCCAATCCCTATTACATTACCTACGGCACCTTTAATTACACAAGATTTTAGTGTTCAAGTACCCGCTAGTGCTGGATATGACGCTGTACTAGGGTTTAACGGTAATTTATACATTAGTTATGCTACTGTAAGCAATCAAATCTTTACTACTTATATAACACCTTCTTTAGTGCTACAAGCTTCATTCCCATTAGCAGGAGCTACAGCAACCTTAATATCAATGTCATCAGATAGCATTAATAACGTAATATATACAACTTACTACGACAGTGTGTCCAAAATAGGGGGTATTGTAGGGTATAACCTATTGTTAAATACCACTATACTTCCAGCAACAATTATTATATCAGGCTCAACGCTAGCCCAGATTACTTCAGTAGCTAGTGCAGGACTTGTAACCATTATGTATGAGACTGTTAACACTTATAGTTATGCACCTAACGCTAAGTCAGACTTTATATCTAGCCTCACAATCACTCAGACAGGTGTAATTACTCCAACTGTAGTCATATTAAGGTCTGTAGGACTGTTCTCTAAAGCGTTTATAGATAAGAGTGGTTTAATCTACATGATAGTAACTTATGGAGGACCTAACGAGCCAACATACTTCTTAATTGATTCTAATGGTAATATATTTGCTAGACTTGCTTATGCTAACGGTGGTGGATATAACACAACTCAAGTGCTAGCTAACGTAACTAGTTTAAACGGTAGCTTTTACACTCCATATCTAATTAAAGACTTCTTAGCTTCTGTTAATAAGTTAACAAACTTACCTAATGGTACACCTGTCAATGGCATATATACTCAAACAGGTATTAATTTAGTTAAGTTTCAAATTAATTCTAATACACAACGATCTAGTGAGATAGCTGCAACACTACACTTAACAGGTGGTCAGCTATGGCAGTACGACGGTAATAAGCCAGTAGAACATGGATTTCATGTATGGCCTGAGAACGTAGCATTAGCAACATCTGCTACGGGTGGGAATATAACAGCAGGTACTTATTACTATGCATTTACTTATGAGTGGACAGACAATCAAGGTAACTTACATCGTTCAGCACCTTCAATCCCTAGCTCTATTGTAACTACAGGAGCTACAAGCTCAATCACAATAAACGTGCCAACACTACGTCTTACTTATAAGACAGGAGTTCGCATTGTAGGGTATAGATGGTCTGTAGCTCAACAAACATACTATCAGTTTACACCATTAACTAGTCCTATTATCAATGACCCTACGATTGATAGCGTAACTATTACAGACACTTTAGCTGATAGTGCTATCTTAGGTCAGACATTATTATATACCACTGGTGGAGTGTTAGAAGACATTGCAGCTCCAGCGTCTACTTCTAGTACATTGTTTAAGAACAGATTGTTTCTAATTGATGCAGAAGATCAAAACTTATTATGGTTTAGTAAACAAGTGATACAAGCTGTACCAGTTGAGATGTCGGATCTATTGACTATCTATGTTGCACCTACATCAGGTGCTCAAGGCTCTACAGGTCCAATGAAGGCTTTATCTGCAATGGACGATAAACTTATTATCTTTAAAAAAGATGCTATATATTACATTACAGGTACTGGTCCAGATAACACAGGAGCTAACAGTGACTTCAGTGATCCTATATTTATTACTTCTAGTGTTGGCTCGGCTAATCCTAACTCAGTTGTTCTAATGCCTAATGGCATTATGTTTCAGTCTGATAAAGGTATCTGGCTATTGGGTAGAGATTTACAAACGACTTATATTGGAGCGCCTGTAGATAAATATAACAAGCGTACAGTTACTAGTGCTTTGTCAATACCGGGTACTAATCAGGTTAGGTTTGCATTAGATAACTCTATTACATTAGTTTTTGACTACTTTTACCAGCAATGGGGTACATTTAGCAATGTTGGAAGTATTTCATCTGTACTATTTAATGGTAAAGATACTTACTTAAACAATTTAGGGTTTGTATATCAAGAAACACCAGGTGTTTATTTAGACGGTAGTACACCAGTGTTGTTGTCGTTTACTACTGGATGGATATCATTAGCAGGTATTCAAGGTCTTGAGCGTTTCTATTTCTTGTATTTAGAAGGTACTTATATAACGCCGTTTAAGTTACAAGTACAAATAGCTTATGATTACAATCCAGGACCACAACAAAGTAATATTATGATACCTGACAACTATGTACCTAGCTATGGTGGCGAAGCGTTATGGGGTAGCGGGGGCTCTTATGGGGGCTCTAACATTAAAGTAACTAACATATTAGAGATGAGACTATTTCCACAAGTTCAAAAATGTGAGACATTTCAATTAGTTGTAAATGAAATCTACGACAATAGCTTTAATATTCCAGCTGGAGAAGGTTTAACTCTTAGCGGAATTAATGTTATCGTAGGTACAAAACGTGGTTACAGAGCGCAAAAAGCGAATCAATCGTTTGGCTAGATCTTATCGTAAACCTATTGCAGTAGATGGTTATAAATCTAAATGGAAATCTAAAGCAAAACAGCTTGCAAATAGAGCTGTTAGGCTTGATACTGATTTATCAAACGGTGGTAGTTACAAGAAGGTTTCTAATTCTTGGAATATATGCGACTATAAGTTTGATTTACCAAATACTAAACGTAACAGGAGTAAATAGGTTTGAACACTACGATTTATCCGTTTAAATTCAAGCACTTACCATTATTACATGAACTATTAGCTTCAAATCTATATGAAGGTATATGCCATATAGATATGAAGACACTACCTAAGATAGGGTATATTGTATTGTTAGGGAAAGTACCAATAGCAGTGGGGTTCTTACGGAGACTAGAACCTTGTTTTGCACAAATTGATACCTTAACATCAAACAAGTATTTAGGTAGCATTGTTAGACATCAGGGTATTACGATGGTAGTAGATGAGCTTATAGCCCATGCCAAAGCTTTAAATCTTAAGGGTATCATAGCTCACACCTCTAGCCCAGATGTATTAAAACGAGCTCAAACCCTCGGTTTCCATGAAATTAAAGAGAAAATCATTGGTTTAATCCTATAATGAACGAATAGCCTTCTATAGACGCATAGTCGTTTAGGATTGCTATTAGGTGATCCTTCCATTTATAGGAGAATTAAGTGAGTTCTATTGTATCCGCATTAACAGGTAGTAACAGAGGTTCTAGCTTCACAGCCAATCAAGCTGATCTTCAAACTCCAGCTACCACAGATCAAGCTAACGCTCAATATGGTAATGTCAATCAAGGTCTTTTAGGCCAACAAAACCTATTAGGGGCATTACAAGCGCAACAAGGTCTTCAGAATCAATCTAGCGTATTTAATCAACAACAAGGTATAGCTAACGGAACGGGCCCAAACCCTGCTCAAGCTATGCTAGCTAATAGTACAGGTCAGAACGTAGCTAACCAAGCAGCATTGATGGCTGGACAGCGCGGATCAGGACAAAATGCTGGATTAATGGCCCGGCAAGCAGGGATGCAAGGCGCTAATATCCAACAACAAGCTGCCGGGCAAGGCGCAGCAATGCAAGCCAATCAGTCTTTAAACGCTCTAAATCAAATGGGCGGCATAGCTGGACAACAAGCTTCTAATCAAATCGGAGCAGCTAATCAATTTACAAATAATGCTTTAGGCGCTCAACAAAACGTCTTAGGCGCTATCGGTAGTAACAACAATGCTCGAGTATCTAATTCCCAACAAGCTAATAGTGCTAATGCTCATATTGCCCATGGTGTTTCTACTCAACAAGGTAATATCCTTGGCGGAGTATTGGGTGGGCTAGGATCTGCCGCTCAAATGATACCAGGTATGATGGGTGGAAGCGGTGACGGCGGAGGCTTAAGCTCTGGAGACAACGCTAGCGGTAACGGCGGCGGTACTTCAGGTCCAGGTCAAGTACCTATGGCTAATCCATTTGCTAAAGGCGGTATGGTACCTAAGAAGTACGCAGACGGCGGAGAAGTAGATCAACAATCAGGCCCTAGATCTAACATCGGTAAAGCATTCTATAATCCTTCTAATTCTCAAGTATTAGCTCCAGTTCAACAAGCTCCAGAAGAAGCAGAAGCGGCACCTCAATCTCAAGGATCTTCAGGATCAAACCCTATGCAGCTAGCTCAAATGGCTATGATGTTTGCTGCTCACGGCGGTAAAGTACCAGCTATGGTATCTCCAGGAGAGCGTTACCTGTCTCCAGATAAGGTAGAGGCGGTTAAACAGGGGGCTAATCCTATTAAAGTAGGAGAAAAAATCCCAGGTAAGCCTGCTGTAGGCGGAGCTAAGAACAGTTATGCAAATGATACCGTACCAAAGACTTTAGATGCAGGCGGTATTGTTATCCCTAGATCAATTACTCAAGGTAAGAACGCTCCAAAAAAAGCAGCAGAGTTTGTTGCTGCTGTACTTCGTAAACAATCTAAATAAGGTGATAAATGAGCAATATTAAGCTTGATTTAAAACATTTTAAGCACGTCGGAAGTGATGATAAGTCTACGACTTTACAGCATAAAGACGGGCATACTATTACTTTAGCACATAAAGCGTTATCTGAGCCTAGCCAAAAGCAGTTAATGGCTTTAGCTCAGATGTCAAAAGATAGTCAAAAGCCTCAAGATAAATCTCAAGCAGCTCAAGAGCAGCAAGCTCGTGACCCTAATAGCGTACCTAGCCGTCAAATGCAAGCGCCTCAAGCTTTTAGCCTTGGTGGTGATGTTATGGACTACCTCGATAATTTTGCTAAGAAGAGATACGATGCAATGGAAGGCGACACTAAGTCTACTATTCCAACTCCTACTGTAGATCCAAATAAAGTTAAAAAATATGGTATTGAGCAAGACGCTGAAGGCGGAGTGACTGGAAAAAACATTATACCAGATTCTTTAACGCCAACAGACCCAGTTACAGAAGCATCTACAATAGATTTAGATCCAGCTCACGTTAAAATGCCTGAGCAAGATACGACAAATGAATTTAATCAAAATAAAGAGTACTTAAAGTCTTTGTCTGAAGACCCTACAGGCAGCGGCGTATATCAGCCAACTCAAGACGAAGTCGAAGCGGCTGCGATCAATAAACTAGCCGACAGACAACGTGACACTAAACAGACGCAAGAAGACGTTTCTAAGAACATGGCTGAGCGTGAACAGCGCGGTAGAGATGCGGCTAGCCTAGGCGTTAAAATGCCCGGGCAAGTAGCTTCAGCGGCCCCAGTAGCTAACCCAGGTATATTTAATCCAGACGCGCAGCAAGCTCCAAAACAAGCAGCTCCAGATACAAGTGGAATGCCAGGACTAGACGCTACTGAGAACATGGTATCTCAGGGTCTTAATAGTCAATTACAAGGTATTAAAGGCGTAGCTAAACAGTCTGGTATTTTGGGACAAGCGCAACAAGGTATATTAGATAAACAGGCTAAAGCTCAGCAAGATGCTATGTTAGAGTTTAAAAATCACTATGATACATTAGAGACTGAGCGTCAAAATCACATACAAGATATTAAAGATGGTTATATTGATCCAGAGCAATACTGGAAAGGCGACAGCAAAGGTAACGGCAGTCACAGTAAGATAGCCGCTGGTATTGGTATGATACTAGCTGGTTTTAATCCTGCTGGAGGCCAGAACCAAGCTGTTCAGTTTTTACAAAAACAAATGGATATGAATCTAGATGCTCAAAAAACCAATTTGAATCAAAAGAATAATCTATTAGCTGAAAACTTAAGACAATTTGGTAATTTAAAAGATGCTACAGCTATGACTAAAGTAATGATGACAGATGCTTTAGCGACTCAATTGGACGCCGCCGCTGCTAAAAACAAAGGCCCTATGGCTCAAGCGTTAGCGCAACAAGCTAAAGGTCAGTTAATGATGTCTGTAGCGCCTCAATTACAGACGTTTGCTTTAAGACGCGCTATGATTAGTGCTGCTAACGATCCTAATGAAGACCCTTCAGATACCTCTAAAATTGAGCATTTAATAGGATATAGCCGATTAGTTAACCCTGAAATGGCTAAAGAAATGGAAAGTCGTTTAATACCAGGTGTAGGTTTGGCTAAAGTACCTTTAACAGGTCAAGATAGAGAACAAATACTAAGTCATCAAAAGTTACAAAATGCTGGAGATGATCTATTGCAATATTCTAAAACTCATAGTAACATAATCCCAGGCACTCCTGAATATACCTTTGGAGTAACTAAAGCTATGGCATTTCAACAAATGGTACGAGAAGGATTATTAGGAACTGTGTTTAGAGAATCTGAAAAACCTCTATTGGAGAAGTTTGTTAAAGAGAATCCAGCAGGTGCATTTAAAGCATTTACTACTCAGCCTCAACTAAAAGCTATTATGCAATCCAATCAAATGAGTTTAAATACTCTTAAGTCTGAAAAAGGTTTACCAATCAAACAAGCTCCTCAGACACAGCAACAAGACTCAGGCCCAGGCCCTATCATCGTCAACTCCGTTACAGGCAAGCGACAGCAATTAATTAATCGCAAATGGACTGATATCTAATGGCTGATAGTAAGGTTACTTACCATGATAGATCTGAATTACCTGAAGGCGTACAAATACCTGATCAGCATTTAGCAGCAGCAGATATTGATAATGAGGTTGGAGAAAATCACAGATTAAATACAGTGGACGATATCCACTACGCAGTAAAAAATAAAAAGGTTATTGGACATTTGGGTCGAGATGATGAAGGAAGCGTTAAAGCTTCTTATGTAGATCCTGAGCATAGAAGACAAGGTGTATCTGAAGGTCTATATAAGCACGTTGCAAAGACTACAGGCTTTGTAAAATCAGATGATTTAGACGCTATGGAGCCTGGAGCTACTGGAATGTGGGAAAAGCTCAAAAAGAAACATCCAGAAGCAGTAAGTAAGACTAAATCTGGCTATGTAATGAAAAAGATAGAAAACAAGAAATCTCAAGACAAAAAAGTTATGAGTTTTGCAGACGGTGGAATGGCTGGTATGCCTCCTATTCCTGAAGGTTTTCAATTAGAAGGTCAACAAGCCAGTGGTGTGTCTGGAGAAGTGCCTCCAATACCCCCTGGCTTTGAATTAGAATCAGAAAAATATGGTAGTTTAGGTCAACAAGCTAAAGCAGGTCTAGAAGGCGCTGCTGAAGGTATAGCAGGCCCATTAGCTCCTGCTGCTGAGAGATTTTTAGGCGTTAAGCCTGAAGATATCTTAGGACGTAAGAGAGAAAACCCTATTACTCAAGGTGTAGGTCAAGCAGTTGGCTTAGGCGCTAGTATGTTTACGGGCGTCGGAGAAGGCGCTATAATGGCTAAAGTAGGTCAAGGAGCTGCTAAAGCTGCTGGACTTGCTGAAGGTACATCATTAGGATTTAAAATAGGATCTGCTGCGGTTAGTAGTGCTGCTGAAATGGCATTCCTACAAGGTAGTGATGAGGCATCTAAAGCTATCATTAAAGATCCAGATAGTAGTGCTCAGCATGCTATAGCTAACGTAGGTCTATCGACTGCTCTAGGCGGAGTTATGGGAGCTGGCATAGGTGCAGTTAGTCCTTTATGGAAGGCTACGGCTGGACCTAAAGTAGAACAACTACTCACTGGTTTAAAAAATCACTTAAATGGTGGAGCTAAAGAAATACTACCTGAAGCTGTGAATGGAGCGGTTACTACGCTAGGTATTGACGTACCTCCAGCTATTAGAGCAGGTTTGTCGGGAGACCCTAAGCTGGTTAATTCATTTAATGTTTTAAAAGAAACTCAACACCCGGAGATATTAGCAGGTATCGAGAAACTTAAAACAGATTCAAGTAATTCTGTTATGAAGTCCCTGGGTATAACACCTGAAGACGTGTTAGTCTCTTCTAATAATGAAGAAGGACATGCTGTATTAGACGCTTTTAAGAATGAGTATAAAACTAAATACGAGCCGTTTGATGCTAAATACGCCGCCCAAAGAGAGTTATCGTCTACTATTAGCGTACCAGATGAAGCTCGACTAGCAAAATATGGTCAAATTGTTGAGCGTGGAATGAATGAGCTAGGTACAGATAGTCCTTACTACAAGCTATATGAAGAGTATGGTAATAGACTTTTAGCTAAAGATACTATTGGCGGTATGGATAAATTAAATACTGAAATTAACAATAGAATCAAAGGGTTAAAGATCGGTGGAGATCAGAACACTGTTAATGCTTTAAGTGATATTAAATCTATGATTAAAGACTTCCAAGAATCAGAGATTACTAAGCAAGCATCTACATTAGAAAAGGCTGGAGTTACTGGAGCTAAAGACCTTGGTTTACAAACAATTGAAGAACGCGCTCAACTAAACAAAGAATACGCTAACTTTTCTAAGATGAGTGATGAGCTGACTACGCATTTAGGTGTGGGTGAGTTTAGAGGCGCTAAAGGAGTTAGTAACAAATTGACTGATAGAGTGTCTGCTGAAGACGTATTAAAAAAGTTCTCAATTAGAGATAATGCTGATTTTATACCATTTCTACAGAAAAACTTCCCGGATACTTTAAATGCCGTTAAGCAGAGTGAATTACGTCAATTAATTAAACCTTCTATATTATCCGCTAAAGGCGAAAACCCTATAGATATTGATAAGTTATCTAAGATTGTTGATAAAGCAATGGCAGGTAAAAAAGAGTACGTGGAATCATTATTGTCTCCAGAGGCATTACAAAAGATCACGGCAGCTCAAACGGTAGCAGGAGCTATTCCAGGCCCTAAGTCTTCGAATACAGCCGGGTGGATATCTAAGATCACTCAACAAATGCCAGCTAGTGCTTTAGCAGGTGTAGCTATTATGACAGGGCATAATCCTATCTCTGGTTATTTAGGCGGAGAGATGGCTCAGAGACTTGGCAGACAAGCTCCAGACGCTATCAGACTTGCGTACTTAAAGTTCATGGGTAGCAACGCTGAAGTGAAAGCTTCAGGTTTTAAATCAATGGTAGATTACTTACATAACACTTATACAGGCGCTAATCGTGTGCAAGATGCAGTTAAAGCTGTATTTAAACCCGAAGCTCAGGTGTTAGCTAGCCATTTAATACCAGACAAAGCAGATAGAGCTAAGCTGGATAAGGTTATTAGTGAAATGCAAAAAACACCCAACAAATTGCAACAAATTGATAATGGTGATTTAGGCCATTATTTAGGCAGTCATCAAACGTCTATGTCTCAAGCTACGACGCAAGCTGCTGCATACCTTGGGCAGTTAAAGCCCCATCCGTACAGATCTGGTCCATTAGATAAAGAAGTGCAGCCAACTAAGGCAGAGCTTCAAAGGTATGAAAGAGCTTCGAACATAGCTCAGCAGCCGTCTATTGTAATGCAGCACGTTAAAGATGGTACATTGCAAGCTAGTGATATACAAGACTTACATCACTTATATCCGGCTGTTTATCAACAAATGCAGACTCAAATGTCACAAGAATTGATAAAAGCGCATCAAAAAGGCGTTACAATACCTTATAAGACTCGCATGAGCATTAGTTTGTTTCTAGGTCAGCCTATGGATAGCACTATGAGCCCCCAGAGCATAGTGGCAGCTCAAATGAGCCATCAACCTCAAGGTGGACAAACAGACGGACAGCAGCCTCAAGGTAAGTCTAAGGGTAGCCCATCTAAAGTGGGTAAAGCTGAGAAGCAATTCCAGACTCCTAATCAATCTGCTGAGTCTGACCGTTCAAATCGTAAGTAATGAACGAATAGCCTTCTATAGTGGTGTAATCACGCACCTAACCTAGACAAAGGACGAAAAATGTCTTCAAGACCTATAATAACCGCGCATAAAGTAATAACTAATGGTGATATGTCAGTAAGTATCACTTCCCCCCCTACCGTAATAACTAATGTATCTATGATTTCTTATGAGATTTCTTGGTCTGGAAATGCTCCAGCAGGCTCTATAGACGTACAGGTGTCTAATAGCTTTAGCCCTAACGTACAAGGCGGTCCTCAAGGTAGCCCTGTAGTATGGACTAGCGTGATTTTAAGCGCAGTGCCTTTAATATCTGGTGACTCTGGAAATGGCTTTATTCAATTAGCTGATTTACCAGCTCATGCTATTAGAATTGTTTATACCCCTACTTCGGGTACAGGACGTATGACTGCTATTGTTGCAGGCAAGGTAGCTTAATATGAGTTTTTATGTAAAATACCCTGCAGCTGGTGGTGGTGATGTCACCCTTAATGGTGCTCAGACATTAACCAACAAGACTTTATCTGGAAACACAGCTACTTATTTTATTAATGGATCGGCCGCTATAGCTTTACCTACCATATCTGGAACTTTAGCTACATTAGGTGGCGCAGGTGTTTTTCTTAATAAAAGTATATCTGGTTTAGATAATACAATTACAAATGTTTCTTTAAGTACCGGTGTAACTGGCGTATTGTCTGTCGGGCTAGGTGGTACTGGGGCAAACAATGCTATTTCTGCAACAAAAAACTTATTGCCGGATCAAACTACAAATCTTAATAAATTTTTAAGTACCGATGGAACTAATGTTTTATGGATGTCAATACCTGCAGATCAAAATAAAGCAAATTTAACTTTAAGTAATTTAGCATCTCCGACAGCTATTAATGTAGATTTAACAGCAGCCGTAGATGGCGCTTACAATTTAGGCTCTCCTTCTGTTTTCTGGGGATCGCTTTATGTACATATTATTTCTGCAGGTCCAACGTCTACTATATTAATAGACGCTTTAACTTTGAATTTAAATAACAATACAATAATTAATTTAGCTAATCCAGTTAATCCTAAAGACGCAGCAACTAAGGCCTATGTAGATGCCTCAATCCCACCTGTCGGAGCAAATAGAACGCTAAGTAACTTATTAGCTCCTACTGCGATTAATCAAGCCTTGCTTCCTGACTTCGACGTAAATCAAAACCTAGGTTCTTTTTCTAATAGATGGGGAAATATTTACGGGCTAGGAATTGCCTATCTTGGAAAAGTTACTTTAATTGACGCATCTAATGCTCCTAAAGGTAGTTTTTTAGCAAGATCAAAAATTGTCGATGGGATTTCATATACTGGACCGGAAATTACTGCTGGCGGATCTACTTATGTGGACGTTGCTTTATCTACTAATCCAGATGGTGGAACGGATGCAATACCAACGGGTAGCGCAATTATATTCACTGGAGACAAACAAGGCGGGACTGGAAATTCTGGTAATATAAAATTATATACTGGCACTTCTATTGGGGGTGCTCGCGGTAAAATTATTCTAAGTGGATCTTCTGTCGATGTAAATTCTAGAAAAATTAATTTAAATACAGTTTTAAATTTAACGGTTCAAACAGCTCCAACAACACCTGTTAACGGTGATTTATGGTTTGACGGTACAAATTTAAAGTTTGTAGTTGGCGGCGTTACTAAAACAATTACCATGATATAATAAGGACTTATGAAGATTGCTAATTTTAATATTCTAAGTCCAGCTACATCGACGGTAATACCATATACGTCGGTGTCTTTTTATGTTAGCACTGTATCTGATTATTCTGTACATTTGGCATACATTACAACTAATTTAACTTGTAAATTACAGGTGTCAAATGATATGGGTAAGCCTTTAGGTCAGTCTTTTACAGACGAAGGCGTGGTTAATTGGACAGATTTAACTGGAAGTGCTGTAGTAGATAGCTCAAACGGCACTATTATGTATGACGTAGCGGAATGCACCTATAGGTGGGTTCGTATAGTAGTAATAGGTTCTGGCACTATAACTTCTGCTAGAATTAACTTAAGAAGTGGTACCTAATGTCTAGTAATTATGTAAGACTTTCAAGTAACACAGTAACTTCAGGTGCAGCAGGTAATGCTACTTCTGGAAATCAAGTTCTTGAAATTCAAAAACTAACAAATATTGATAATGAAGGTGCAGCTACAAATATTAGTTTAGCTAGTATTGATAGTAAGTTACCCGGTATATACCCTAATTTATACCTATTTAATCAAATAAATGCTGTAGGGGCAGGTACTTTAACTACCATTATTAGCTACACAGCTACTACAGCTACCAAAAGACTGCAAAAAATCAGTTGTTCTGGTGATAATATTTCAAAATACTATGTTTATATTAACGGTACTATTATAGATATAAACAGAACATATTTTGGAGCAGAGTTAAACACTAACTTTGATTACGAGGGATCTAGCAACCTTGGCCGGGTATTAGCCATAGGTGACATAGTGCAAGTAAAAGTAATACATAACAGGCCGAGTGTTTCGGACTATAACGCTAAAATACAGATACTGGGGGCATAGTATGATAGAAAGAAAACGAAAAGAATTAGAATTAATGCGAGTTCAAACTGCAAAGTTTGAATTAGAATTAAAGATAGAAGAGATGAATAAAGATATTGAGAGATTAAAAGCTGCAATAGTTATTCAAGAACAAACTGAAATTAAAATAAAAGAAGAACTTAAAATACTTAACTAATAACAGATAGGAATAAACAATGAGTGACTATAATTCGTCATTACCAGTGAGAACAGAATCCGCTGGAGACGTACAAGTAAAGGTAGTTGACGCAACAATTACCTCCCAACAATTAGCTATTGATTCAAGTGGTCGAGTTACCACGAAAATCAATGACGGAGCAGGTAATAGCCTAGCATCATCTATTACAACTCCTGCAGGTACAGAACAAGCATTAATTGTTCGCAATATACCATCAGGAACGCAAACAATAGCAGGTACAGTTGTATCTAAATTACAAGATGGAGCAGGTAATAACATCACCTCTCAAGTCAACGGTGCCCAACGTGCCCTTGACGTGGGTATTGATGTTGCCGGGGTTCAGATTGACCCTAGATCTATTAGAGCTTTAACATCAGCAGATGTTGTAAGTGCTAATCTAAAAGATGGACTAGGTAATGCTATTACTTCATCTGTAGCAGGAGCTACTAGACCACTAGACATGGCTTTACGCGACAGTGCGGGTAATCTATATGGTTCAGCAACAAATCCATTTAACGTGGCAGTTAGTGCAGCGTCCGCTGGTATTGCGGTTGATAACTACAATACAGTAGCTTCGGTTGCAGCGTCCGCTACTAGCATTCATAGTTATACTGTGTCCGCTGGTAAAACTTTAATTTTAAAACAAATTGAAGCGTCAGCGTCTGGTAAAATGAAGAGTGAAATTCAAATTGAAACAGGAGTAGCTACTGGTGTCTATACAACAATAACAGTTCAATTTAACTCGACATCAGTGACTAATTTAAGTATGCACTTTGATGATCCAAAACAAGTAGCTGCTGGAGTACGCGTTCAAATCATTAGAACTAATTTAGATAAAGCACCCCAAGATTTGTATTCGACAATTATGGGACAAGAAGTTTAATAGTTAATTAAGGACGTTATGGCTGATTTATCAGAATTACAAGCTGCTGGTAACACAAAAATTACTGGCAGCGATAGTGTTGGAAATGAAACAAATTATTTAGGTGTTGATGTTAGTGGAAACGTAACATCCAATGTCAATGTAGCTAATGCATCCGCTGTAATCGTCATGCAGAACGCGGTGGCTGTTACTGGTAATGGAACAAGTTTACCCACAACTGGTTATGGGACATCAATTATTCAAATTACAGGCACTTTTGTCGCTAGTATTGCTTTTGAGGCCTCTGTAGACGCTGGAGCTACTTGGGTGGCAATTTCAGCTACTCAAATTGGACAAGGTGATATTTTAAATGTAGCTACAATACCTGGATTGTATCGCTTGACTGTAACTGCTATAGATTTAATTAGGGCTAGAGTAACGTGGACTTCGGGCACCTCAATAACTATTAATGGTAGAAGTAGCAATGCAGTTAACGCTAGTAAAATTGTAAAATTAGCTACTGGAATCAATACAATAGGATCAGTAAAAGTAACCGATGGTACAAATATCGCCTCGGTGCTGTCGGCAGCGCCGGGGACTGATACTGGTCAGCCAGCTGTTGCTGTGCGGATCATATCCCAGCTAGGTTCTTCATCTTCATTACCAACAGGCGCATCTACGGCTACTCTACAGACTACAGGTAATACATCCCTAGCTTCTATAGATACAAAAATGCCACAATTACAAAATGGTTCAATACCCTTTATAAAGTCGAATACTATTAACACCTACTCAGCACAATCGCCTGCAATTATACCAGTAACTGCTGCACAAGACATTTTCTGGATTACAGGTTCTGCTACAAAAACAATTCGAGTTTTGCGAATAGGTATCACTGCAACACAAACAACAGCAGGGACAGTTTCCACTTTTATTATTAAGCGAAGCACTGCAAATAGCGGTGGAGTTCCAACTACGGCGATTAATGTACCTTATGATTCTAATTATCCAGTACCTACAGCGACAGTGATTTCAAACACTGGTTCTGTTACCGTAGGCACACCAGTCGGTGCTATAAACTCATTTAAAATGTTTATACCAACGACCGACAAAGGGGTAAATCCGTATCAATTTATTCTTGATTACGATGGTGCGCCTGTTACACTCAGAGGTGTTGCTCAATGTTTATCGGTAAACTTAAATGCGGCCACAGTTTCCGGCGGATCATATAGTATTTTTATTGAATGGACAGAGGAGTAATATGATAGGATCAACGTATAAACCATTAAAAGTATCAGACTTTGAAGCTTCAAAATTAAATTTTTTAGGCGTTGGAGTTACAGCAAGCTGTACGTCAAATGGAGTAACTACTATAGATTATCTATTAGTTGACGATTGTTTAATTACTGGAGGTACAATTCTTGTTAGTAATGGTACTTTTGGAGATAAAATAGATCTACAAATAGTAGACGTTAATAATACACTGGGTTATGGAGCTAATTTTATCTTAAATAAATTTGTTTTAGGCTGGTATATTCAAACTGGACCTTCTATTGTACCTATATCCGTACCTTACCCAGCTAAGGTATATGCTGGACTTGCAATTAGAGTTATATATACTTCAGTTGGATCTTCGGCTAATTCGTTAGCTGTAAACTATAACTTACATAAAGTTTTAGTCTAGTGGAAATCATTGTAGGATTTTCTAAAGCCAAAAGCATCTTTAAAATAGGCAGTACAGTTATTCAAAAAACTGACTGTCGAGAATATAGTCATTGTTACATAAGACATACTAATAAAATTACTCAAGTAGAATTAATAGCTCAAGCATCTCATGGGTTTGTAAATTTAGTTAATAAAGATATATTTACAGAAGAAAATATTATTATTAAAGAATATTCTATACCTTGTACAGACGCACAACATCTTGATATCCTTACGTTTATTGATAATAACTTAGGTAAACCATACTCTAGACTTCAATTAATTCTTATTGGTATTAAAAAGATTTTACATTTTGAAATTAAATACTATAATAGAGGAGATTCTTATATCTGTTCTGAATTTGCAGCTAGAATATGTTCTTTTGTTAACATTAAGGTACCTGTAGAATTAGACTATGTAGAACCTTCAGATTTAGATAAAATATTACAAGATGCAGGGGTATCAACTATATGAAACAATGGATAGGTTCTTTACTTAGTGAAGCAGGGGCAGTAAGCATGACAAGACTATTGTCAGCTCTTTGCGTTTTAATGTCATGTGCTATAGCTATTGTGGCTATGATTAAAAGTGTCGATTTAAACAGCGTAGTCGGCATTTGTAGTACGTTTTTGGGTTTTGGTTTAGGCGCTAAAGTTGTTCAAAAGAACATGGAATCAGGGACTTGATATGTATGAAATAAAATCTATAATTGAAATACTAGAAAAAATAGATAACAAAATAAATAATGTAGATATTACATTAGCTAAACAAGCTAAAGATATAGAATATCATATTAAAAGAACTGATTTATTAGAAGAAAAAGTCAGACTCGTTAAAGAACACGTTGTATTTGTAAAAAACTTAATTACAGTAATAATGTCCCTAGGTGGAGTTATTGGATTTGTAGCGGTGGTATATGCAGCTATCAAGTAAAATTAAAGAATTAAAAGAATTAAATACTCAAATACAAGTTTTAAAATATCAAGCTATGCACATTCAAGAATTAATAGCTAGAAGTCCTCAAGCAGCCGAAGCTGCAGCTCGTAATGGATTAAAAGATAGAATTGATGGTAAAATAACTATAATACAAAAAGAAATAGCTACTTTAAGGTCAAGTAGCTTACTATTCAAAATTATTAGCTTGTTTATTAGGGTATAAAAAACCTGTTATGTGCAGGTCTAATCTGAAAATGTACCCATCCTTGAGTTCCTGCTTCAATCCAAAGTCCTGTCTTCTCTAGTAATGGTACGTTAGCCTCACACCACTTATAGAGACTACCATCATCTGCAATATCTACAGCCATTCCTACCATGTGTGCCGAGTTAGTAACTTTAGGGTTAATACGAGCTTGATCTTGTACAGACCTAAAACCTGAAGTAACCGTCATCGGTTTACCCCAGGCATCTCTAATTACGTTGATAGCTTTAAGCAGATCCTCTAAATTATGCTGCTGAGGTACTGTTAAATCATCTACGTTATGGCCATGTAATAACTCTAAGTAAGTTATCATTAATAATTCC